GGGGGCTCTTCTTCATTCCTACCATCTCAATTGTGATCACCTTCCTTTATTGTGAAGGCTCCCAGCGGTTGCTAACCCGCTGTTGATTTTCGCCACTTTAGCCAAAGCTAAGGTGAGACATCAAGATTTTGATGGTTTCTTGGGACGCCGCCGGTTAGCTGCCGGCGGTTGGAATGATTCCTCATGTTGACAAGTGAGGAGCATAGCGGCGTGGGCGACCATGCTGTCTTGTACATCTAATCGTGTGTCTGGAGTATGCTCAGCAACAACTGGGCTACGGCTAAAGCAGGAACTCCTTCACCTTTCCCGGTTGTACCGGGGTACTGCAAACTGTCTTCATCGTTTTACTACTGGAGTCTTATCATGCAAACACTTATTAGGCGCGATGCCTACCTCGCGGAAGATGATGAGCTCCCGCCGGCCGGTCAGCTCGCCGTGTGGGACTTCGTCCCGTACAGCTTCGCTGATCTCAACCGGCTTTACGATGAATGGGTAACCTCCATCGGTGGAACCCGCTTAACCGCGGTCGAAGCCATGTGTTCCCTACCTGTTGATTTGGTAGAGTCGACAGTGAACCACGACCTTGGGGTCGACAACGTGGAGGGGCCTTAGATGGCCTTACGCAACCGTCAGAGAGGTGGTTTTGCACCCATCCTCTCGAGTTCGATTTGGTGGGCCACTGGTTATCGTGGCTTCGCTGGAACTCCAACGACAGGCGTTTATCCTGACCGCGTGGGCTCGAGAGAGACTATGTCGGACGTGGTAACTCCAGCCTACCGCAAACTGCAAGCGGAAGGTAGGATTGTCAATAATCCAATGAGCAAGACCGAGGTGATCACCTCCGGTGGCGACTCTGGTTGGAAGTTCACCGCACGTGTAATCGAGGGCAGCAATGTCACTGATTACTTCGGCGAGTGTACAGGCAACTGGTGTTTGGCCACTTACGGACCACCCGCTCAGCCAACGTCGGACGCTTCTTTAGTCCAACTATTAACTGATCTTGCTTCCACAAAGGCTTGGGCCGGCATTGAAGCCCCTGCTGTCCAAGGTCAGGTGATACTCGCAGAGCTGAAGAAAACCATCAGCATGCTTGTTAACCCCCTGGCCGGACTCACAGGCTTCATCAAGGACCGACGTAAGTGGGAAAAGTATCGCGGGCGAAAACCTCGCGGCTCTACCCGCAACCAGCAAGCACGAAACCGAACGGCCAGGGAATCCCTGGTCGACGGTGCCGCATCTGCTGCTGCCTCGTGGAATGAAGCTCGTTTCGGATGGCGTCCGTTTTTAATGGACATCGAGGCCATCCTGAAGCTGCTTCAACAAGGTGATTTCGGTGATAGAAAGGTCTCTCGCGCAAAGCAAGAGAGGGTCGTGGAAAGCACCCGTACCTACACCGGTCACAGCGAAGGGGTCGATATTGACTTCTCCGAGCAAACTACGAGTTACTACACGGTGAGAACTGGATTCCTTTACCAGTATCAAAACTCACCCTTACGTGACTTCGGATTCTCGTGGGCAGACTTGCCCTCGAGCGCTTGGGAATTGATCCCGTTTTCGTTCGTCGTTGATTGGTTCGTTAACGTCGGCGATTATATCCAGGCCATTACGCCAAAATATGGTACCACTATCCTTGCAGCATGGAC